TTTTCAAATCGGCTTTCATCAATATTTTCAGAAATTTTTAATAAAGCATAGACTTTTTAAAGTAAATGTTTAATGACTTATCCATAGATTAATCAGATATAGTCAATATAAGCATTAAATGCTCTATATCAAATACAAATTCAATTTAGCGGTGGTGAGGTATGCAAGTTTCAGCTATTATTTGTGAATACAATCCATTTCACACAGGGCATAAGTATCAAATCGACAGTATTAGAGAAAATATTGAAGATGTAGCTATAGTATGTGTGATGAGCGGAGACTTTGTCCAACGTGGAGATGTAGCTATAATCGACAAGCATACAAGGGCAAAGATAGCTGTTGAAAACGGAGCTGACTTGGTATTGCAACTCCCCGCTTTTTTTTCCACTCAGGTGGCAGAAATATTTGCAAGAGGCGGTGTTTCTCTTATTAACTCACTTGGCTGCATTGACTTTCTATGCTTTGGCAGTGAGAGTGGAGATATAGAAAAACTCTACGAAAGGGCAAATTCAGATACAGATAAAGAGATTTTAAGACAAAGCCTTAAAGCAGGAAATTCATTTGCTTCATCATACTTTACAAGTGAAAGCATAATAAATATGTCAAACGACATACTGGCAACAGAATATATAAGAGCCTTGCAAGGTGTTAAGTCTGATATAAGACCATATGCAATAAAAAGGCAGGGAGCAAATTATAACGACAAAGCCTTAAATGAAAATTTTTCATCAGCAACTGCAATAAGAGAAAGTTTAAAAAAAGGTGATATTTCAGAGATAGAGCCATTTATACCAAGTGGGGCTCAGAATTACTTTGATATTATTAAATTCGATGAAGATTTTTTTGAGCTTATAAAATACTCTATAATATCGAAAAAAGATACGCTTAATGAGATTTTTGAAATAGGTGAGGGGCTTGAAAATAGGATATTATCTAAGATTGAAGAATCTAAAGATATGGAAGATTTGATAAAAAACATCAAGTCAAAGCGATATACCTATACAAGGATAAGGAGAATACTGTTTAACATCTTACTTGACATCAAAAAAACCGATATAGAAGAAATAAAGAGAAGGAATTTTTACCTTCCATATGTTAGGGTGCTTGCATTTAACGATAGAGGGAGGGAAGTTCTAAAAGAGATTAAGAAAATAGGAAATATTAAGATGATAAATAAGGTAGCAAATCACAATGTACAAGATGCTTATGAAAAGATGCTATTTGAAAAAGACATCTTAGCTACAAAAATCTACAATATATCAAAAAAATCAAGATATAGTGATGATTACAGGGTTACACCGATATATGTGAAGTAATAAAAAGATTACAAAGTCTTATATTTTGTTTTTACATTATATAAGACTTTATTTTTATAAAAAGGAGTAATTATTATGGCAAATCCAAATCCAACCTCACAGGCGGATACCGATACAATCGACACCACCCGGAAAAACGTCGCAAATGTGGCACAGAAAGTATATGATGTTGATAAGCGTTTGAAAAAGTCCTCTGTTCCAGCAACGAGCATTATTTCTAAAGCATCGAAATCCATTCTTCAGTTCCCAATTTATATTACGAAATCCATTCGTATCAATGAAGCACAGGTCATTGGTAAAACATTTGAACGATATTATGCAGCGCTTGTACAAACTGCACTTGCACAACATCCAATCATTGATCGGGAAGATGCAAACGGGATGAAGTTCCTCCGTCAATTTCATATTAATATTGACTCTTCTGGATATGGAACCAAATTGAATCCACTTGTGACAACAAGAAACATGTATGCAAATACTATTGTCCCTGTCCCACATGCTGAATCTGCTATTGATGAAGTCGATGGATTCTTAATTGAATCGCTCCATCATGTGATTGAGATCAGCGATAATCTTATTCTTGAATGCAATGCATTTGCACCAACGAAAGAAATGGCATTCTTCATTAGTGAAAGCATGCGACTTGCAAATCCGCCATTGACCGGATTCTCTTATCTGGAAGCGAATGATACTCCTAGTACTAAGGTTGTGAAAGATCTTAAAGCACAGCCCGCTGCGTCGGTACTGAAGGATGTTGAAATTAAAAAATGGAATTCATTGACGCCATATGCAATTTCCGCAACCTTTAAGATCAAGAATAAGGATAAGCTTACGGACGCGGTTACCTACATCATTGGTGTCAAGACAGTTCTACATCCGATCGAACTGAAGGATCTAAACGATGACCTCGAAGATATTGTGAATGGTAGCAACCGTAAACTCCAGAAGGTTCGTTATACAAGTGGAGAAATTTCTGCGAAGGATTATTTCCTCAATCTCTCTAATATTAAGAAGAATGCGGCACGTGCTCTCAAAAAGACAAATGCATGGCTTTCTACACTGAAACAGCTCGCCGATTATCAGAAGCTGTCGGGAACCATCATTAACGCGCATGGGAAAACTCTTCCAATTCCGAATGGCACCATGGTATTGTCTCAGGCAGATGTCATCTATCTTCGCGATAATACGGGCATCGATCTAAACGATATCAATACAACTGCAAAGTTCTGTAATTCTCTTTTCCTCATTGCATTGACAATTGTTGATGAGATTGCTGGAACAATGAAGATGTACTTTGATCGGAATTCCGATTGGGATGTACAGTCCATTGCTTCCCTGGATGCTGAGATCCAGAAGCAGGATAATTCAAGAATTAGTTCAGAGCTCAGCAAGATGATTAATCGTTGATATAGGAGATGTTGTGAATGTACACAAAAAATTTATACCATGATATTCAGGATATCTTCATGAAGGGATATACTGAAGGGACGGAAGCATACACCGAAGCATCGACTGATGTGAAGAAACTTGGTGGGAAAGTCCTCGGATTTATCAAGAATATTATCCGTAAGATTGCAGCCAAGTTTACGACAAAAAAACTGACGAAGGTCGATAATGACATTCGTGATTCAAAGGGCAATATTGACAAGTTCAATCAGATTGCCCAGTTGGAAACCTCCATTCGTGTTCTGAAAGAACTGAAGAATGCAACAGCAAATAATGTTGGCAATGACATTGAATCAGCAATTGCTACCCTGAGATCATACAAACAGTATTATGAAAATGCTTATTCGAAACAAGCAGACCTGATTGTTATCGAATATGAATGCATCCTTTATCTGTGCTACACCAGTGCACAGTATGCACTTGCATGCTATTACAACTTGGATGGAAATGTAGCAAAGCAGACGAATAAAGAAACCTATGCAGAGCATGGTGGACTCATCTTCGACACACTTCATCGCATGGTCGAAAAGATGAAGGATAAGGGTCATGTTGATTATATGAAGGAAATTGTAAAGATTTCAGAAAACATGGTTCTCCCTGTACATGAAGCCGGTGGCATTGGAATCACAATTGATGGAATTTCCAACATTGTTGACAACCTCAATGTCATTGTGAACTCTGGAGTGAATATCTTCAATATCGTGAGACGCTCCCTATTTGGTATTATTCCACTCATCCAGTGTGCGGTTGCGATCCGCTATCGTCGTAAAGTAAATACGATCATGGACCTTGATGAGCAGATTCTTCTCATCGAGCGTAATATGGATCAGCTCAAGAATCGCAAAAACATTGACGATGATAAGAAGGAAGAAATTCTGAAAAAGCAGCAGGCTTCTGTTGATGAGCTTCGCAAGAAGAGTGAAAAGCTTCGTGCGCAGTTGATTGATACTGAAAGAGAAGCAGCAGATGATGTTGAGAAAGATACCAAGGAATCCAAAGAAGATACAAAGAATGACAAAACATCGGATGATGATATCGTCCTCGGTTAATTGGAGGGATTCAAAATGAAACAATTAACAGATGGATTGTGTTATATTTCAGAACAAACGTCATTTCCGGAGGATTATGAAAACTTTGGATATAGCGTACGTAAAGGATCGAATGGATTTCCCATTGTTGAATTTGAATCGGTGTTACAATCCTTTGGTGTTCTGAATCGCAATGGTAGAAATTATCAACAGGATAATGTGTGGACCATGGTTCAGACCGATCCATATGTGGTTGATCAACGAAAAAGAAATTGCTGGGAGGGTGAGGAAGATCATCCGACGCCACTGATTGATGGTCAGAAATTAGCAATTTCTCGATTAACTGCAACAGATCTTGGACGTGCATCCCACTATATTCGGAAACCTCGTTGTGAAGGAAATCTTCTGAAAGCACACATCCAGACGGACAATGCGACCGAAAGCGGTCGTAATATGGCAACAAAGATCCTTGATGGTAAGATTATTCCAGGATTTAGTGCACGCGTATTTGGCAATATGACGAATGTTGATGGAAAGCCAACCATTATTCTGACACGACTTATCACATACGATTGGGTCAATTATCCTTCCCATTCGGATGCCCTGGCAGAATTAAATCAGCCACTGATGGAGTCTGCTAATCAAACAAAACATTTCCAGGAAACATTTGGTGGCACGCTTGTCACATTTGATGAACTTCGGGAAATGCTTCGTTTAAATTCGGATGAAATGAAACTCCTTTGCGAATCGTTCCACATCGACGAATCAAATATTGTCGGCATGTGTGGAAATAGTGCTGTTGTCCAAGAAAATGCAAATATCTTCGTACAACCGCTCACGGATAAACGCATCCTAAACAAATCCAAGAACATGATTTCAGAATGGCTCAATTCATAATAAAATATGGAGGGGTATATACCCCTCCATATTATTTTACATTAAATTCACATTCGTTGTGATAAATAATTTCTTTTTGTTTGTAATCCTTCACGACATCAACATCTTCACTATTTGTCAAATATAACATTCCATCATTGTTGGTTCTAAGAATATATTTGTCATTCATCCCATTATAATAAAAATGACGAATGTTGATATTCTTTAAATAGAGAGGAATTCGTTTGATTTGTTTCCGCGATACAAATTTGAAAATGATGCAGTTGATATTATCAAATGCATGGATCGATGAAACAAATTCTTGTAGTCGATCAACATCATAGGATGCGCTGGTATTGAATAGAATGCCGACATCCTTTAAATTGGACTCATGGGTCAACCATTCGAAGATCGTATAATCCAATTCAATGAATCCATAATCCCATTCAAAAATACCTTCCGCAATACATTCTTCGAATCGTTTTCCGAAGAACCAATTTGAAACATCACGTCCGAAATATTTTGTATAACGATCTAATTTGATCCCGGTGTATTGATTAAACTTTACCGTTAGATGTTGAATCGTATCTCCGGTGATCAACGTATGGATTTTATGAGATTTGAATCCAATGGGGGTTTCCAACCAAACAAAATCTTTGTCGTGATCGGTATTCTCAATAATGAGTCTACCATTTTTTCCAAATACAATTGCATCCGGATTGAATCCAACCATACGATCAATGGAATCGATGCGTAACGTGCCGTTGATTTGTAAAATTCCGTTATTTCGCAATTTGAATGTCGAATGGTTGTAGAAATACATTTCTGCATCTTCTTCGATGACAATCATCCCATGATCCAAAATAACGATGCTATCGTTACCACTACATATAACTTTACCGAATACAGTACACTTTGCATGCAGATCGATTGGCGTATTTTCTTTGGATGAATACCCAATATACAATCCCGGCATGTAAGTATCTGCATCTTTTACTTTATCAACAATATGAAGTGTTGCAGATTTATCGATTCTTAAATTTCGGAAGTAATGGCAATCTTTATACTCTTTTCCACGTTCATGCTTTTCGAGCGTAGTTCCAACACTTCCATAGAAAAGAGAATGGAAATTACCGAGAATGATATCTCCTTTGAATAGTTGGATATCGCATCCCCAATAGTTTGCATCATAATCCCCGTATGCATAAGAATATCCAATGACCGATTTTCCATCATTGAATACTTTTTCTCCAATGCTATCTGGTGTTAAACTTTCTTCATGAATTGATTTTAAATAATTATTGAGCGTATAAACATCCTTCAATTCTGGAATGTTTGTAATCTGCAAATCAATCCCATCGGCCAATATGAAGCGTGGGTTATTCTTCAATACTTTTAACCGAGAAACGTCGATGTTGATTGATCCAAAGATCTCACACAACGATCCTTCATTTACGATCACATCAGAGCTATTATCAATGGTAACGGTACTTGTGTTGGATGCAACTACATTGGATTTGTTTCCACGAAGATAAAGTCGTGCTCGTTTTTCGATAATTAAACCACCATTACATTCAATTGAACAACCGTGATTCAATAATAATTGTTTTGTAATTTTTAATGTCGCCTTCGGATAGATGGTCAGCCCCATAAGGATATTATCATTATCCATATAAATTGTTTCGCCTGTTTCGACAATTCCTGTACCAATTGCAATGGTACACTTAGTTTCTTCTGTATTCAAACGATGAATACGTATACGTGCACCATTCGCCATGGTATAGAATGCATCCGAATCTTTTGGCTGATTGTGAATCTTTTCTTTATATTTATTCAGTAAATCATATAATGTATTCATTGAATATCATCGACTCCTTATCAATCACTTTATATATTCCGTGAACCGGTAAAAAAGAATGAGGGAAATCCCCCTCATTTATTTATCAGAATCGATAATATTTATCATAATATTTCATGCAGATAAGTTCTTTATTCACATGCTGTTCCATATATTCGTTGAAATGCACCATTTCATCATCTTGTCCAAAATCGTATGCATAAATTGAATTGATCATAAAATGATATGTTACCCAATTGAATTTTTTAATGAAACTTTTTCGTGCGTTACGATAGTCCAATAATGTCGATTCATCCGTTAGACGTCGATACGCCGTAATCAATTTTTGGAACTGATTGCACACCGACTCTGTAACTTCCGGAACTGATAAGTATTCAGGGTAACGTCGGGAAAGTTGAATAATGGCACTACAAACATCATGAATCTCACCTTTTGTAAGATTTGGATTCACTGATAAAAGACTATCGTGCACATTTTCCGATAACCATTCCCATCGGTTCTCACAATTAAAATCATGCAAACCTATTACGTCATACTTGTTGCGCATTCCATAAATATGTAACTCGTCCTCGTAATATTTATATCCAATGGATAATTCATGAACGATATCAAAGTCTTCTTCAAATAATCTGCGATTATTCATATCAATTTTCCTCCCATCGAAATAATAAATGAGAAGGGGACATTCCCCTTCTCATTCATATCAAACAGATTCAATGATTTCAATCTTATTCTGGGAAATTGCGTATCCATTATAATTCCAAATATATTTGGGATCATTATACTGTTCAGGGATATAAGACTGCGTAATACGAGTCTTCATTGCTTCAATCTTTTCCGTAATCGGAAGAATAAGCTTCTCTGCTTCTTCAAACTTTACTGGATCGGAAAGTGATGCAAGAAGTACACGCTCACGAACAACCTGCTTCACAAGAAGATCGGATAGTTCTTTTGCAATATCCTCTGGAATTTCGACCTGATCAATTACACGCTGCGCCATAAAGGTATATCTCCTTTTCTAATGAGATTAATTCACTTGGATTAACTTCAAAAGTTCCTCGCGAATCGAATTAATATTTCGAATATCTTTGATTGTATTTGATGCCCCAATGGAAATGATATTATTCCCATTTAGAATGGTAAGAACCGCAAAGATGAGATATTCAATGGTATCGACGGCAAAGAGTGCGGGCATGTAATACATATTGATCCACTGAGATAAGAATGCTCCCAACTCCAGAGTTTTCATTCGTGGACTAAGTCCCGTCAGTAACTCCAATAATCCACGAATGTCCGATGGATTTACATTCAACCAATTGGATTTAAGAAGCTGGATATCCATCTCAGTCAGATGTGTAAGCTTTGCCAATGCTTCCTGATCGATTGTATCCATTGGATGAATCGATCCGAAAATATGAATGAGGAAGAATTTGCGGATATAATATTTCGCCGATTCAAAAATACGTTTATCCGTTCCAATTGCATATTCCCGATTGAGGATGCGTACAAAGAGTTCCGTATAACATTCCATTAGCGTGTTCTCCAGATAAGGAGATTGTGTCAACCGACTATAATCCGTATACAATGCATTACTAATGGCTGCGCCGACGAGAAGATCATGAAGAACCGGAACACTGATATTCATAACACCAGCTTTATTGTGCGTTACGAAACGATCAATGAATAGATAGGTGATATAGGTATCCGCGCGACGGAATGTCATGAACGGTAGAGTTTGTGTTAGTGAATTTGCAGGATTATCATTATAGAGAAGGATGATATTCCCATTTTCAAATTTTGAAATTGCGGCTCTCGATAGGGAATTTGTATACTGCTTCAGCTGAATATAAATTCCTTCGATATCATTGATCGTTAAATGTTTTGCATTCTTAATGAGATCTACGGCTCGTACCATCGGATCACTATTGCCCTGCAACTTTTCACGAATATCTTGAAACACATAACTTGTGGAAAGTTTCGATTCACAAATACACTGAATCATCTGATTCACTCCTTTAAATCGTGTCATTTATATAACGAGTACTGCATGATATCGTTCAGCGAATATATCTCCAGTTCAGCTAATAAAGAATTGATCGCATCGTATTCAATTGGTTTTCGTTGGAACGATGTTTCATTCATATTCAATTTTGTATAATCGGTAATAATCGTTACCAAGGTTTTTGTTAATGGAATGCAATCTTTTCCATTTTCTAATAGCATCTTGGTGCGCTGCTGTAACTCGTTCAGATGATTGTATATGTTTTCGATGGAATGGTATTCACGCATAAGTTTTAATGCGGTCACCTCTCCGATTCCAGGAATTCCGACAATATTATCCGAGTGGTCCCCTTGAATCACTTTCAGCTCAATCCATTCTTCTGGAGTAAGTCCATATTTCTCCATCAACCACTCTCCATCGACGTACTCTTTGTTTCTGGGAGAATAAACATATACGCTATCGTTCACGAGCTGATACAAATCTTTATCCGATGAAATCAGGATACAATACATATCATGATCCATACAATAACGAGAAACCATTCCGAGTACATCATCTGCTTCATACTCGGCATGATTCAGAATTGGATATCCGAGCAACCCACAAAGGTGAAGAGAATACTTCATTTGAAATAGAATATCGTCATCTTTCTGTTTTCGATTTGCTTTGTATGTTTTGCACAATTTTCGACGGAACGTGGATTCTCGACTGACATCGTTACATATCACAATACAATCCGGATTCAATGCATCTTTCAGCTCTCTCAATTTATAAAAGAACCCACGAATTGCATTTACATTCTGACCTTTGCTGTTGAATAATTTTTCTCCATAATACGATTGAAATAGAAAATTGTTAAAGTCAATCGCGATAACGACTGGTTTTTCCACAGTATTCATCCTCTTCATATAATAAGAAATAAAAAGAGGGGAACAATCCCCTCCTTTTACATCAATCAATTAACGCTTCTTATTCTTCTTTTTGGAGTTGCGACCTTCCACAGGAGCAAGCTCTTCATTCTCTTCTACAGACTCTTCATCTTCCTGAGGTTCACTCGACTCCGTATCCTCCGAAACAGGTTCGCTTTTCTCGGATTCAATCGTTTCCGTATTTTCAACTGGTGCAGATTCTACTGGAGCTTCCTCTTTCTGTTCGACCGGTGCTGCGGAAACCTTCACATCCGCATCATCATCTTCGAGGTCATCAAAGACACTCATAACATTCTGACGTGTCAGTGGATAGAACTTTCCATCCGCCGGATTCAGATAGTTTACTGTGAGATTTGGCGATGTCTGGATGATGGTTGCTGCAACCATGCGACCTACTGTGAACGGTTCCGTGATTGGAGCAAGTAGTCCGATGCGAGGAATGAGTCCATTGCCAAGAACTTGAATTTTTACCATTAGATATCTCTCCTTATGTTCAAAATACAATATATACGTTTTGGGACACGACTTTATATTTTAGTGTTGGTCCCCCTATTTTATTTACTCAATCAAACACCCATATCTTCCTGTGTTTTTGGAAGAATATAACTGTCTGTAATGAGATCTGTCTTCAGTGCAGCAGCCAATAGATATGTATTTACGGTATTGAGTGTTGTCTTATTACGCGGATCATTGGTTAGTGAATCCAACTCAACATATCCGTCTTGTGCAATGGATTTCTCCATCTCTCGTTTCATAACAGAATCATCCGATCGAGGTCCGTGCAATTCCTGTAGAATTTTATCTGCACCGATGGAAACGAGCATTGTTGCTTCAATATCACTGTTTCGAGAATTCTTGTCTTCATTAATGACCTGACCCGTGAGCATGGATACTTTGTCATTGTTAATGGTCATCCCATTTTTCTTATGAAGCATCTGCTGTGTACGCTTGACATTATAATAGCCAACGAGACATTTTTCTTTGGTCACAACAACATTGTTTTTATCTCGATTCAGGTGAGGGAGATATACATATTCCATCAGAGGAATGCCAAGTTCATTGGCAGCATTTTCACAATTCTGCATATCGAGTTTATTTTCGTAATCGATGAGCTGAAATGCAAAATTATCTTTTTCATCATCTAAAAATGATTTCATAAATTTTGCAAACTCTTCGTCTTTCATCACAGAGAAAATGTTCCGATAATGATCCGTATTGATGCCAGTGGGATCGAGTTTATCAAATACACGATAAATGGCTGCTTCCACATCTTTTCGATTTAGAACTTTCATTTCCTACCTCCACTCAAATGTGAATATTTAATGGAACGGATTGCAATTTATCGTTGCTTGTTGTGACAATCGTTTCATTTGGAAGTTTTGATTTCTTCTTATAGGGAGAATTATCCACATTGATAAACAATTCATTCATTTCATCAATTGCAGCAAGAATCGTATAATTGTTACTATGGTCATCGTTTGCACCATAGATATTTCCTGCAATACTGATATTGATATAAATTGCAGGACGATTGTAATACTTTTGTTTTCGTACAGATAGCTCTTTTTTATTGAAATAATAAGACAATTCTTCACACTGTGCAATGATACGATTTGCCAACTGATTTGGGTCCAATTCATCATAATGATTATAAAGCAATTCTCGAATGTTCAATCCGAGATGCGGTATGGATGGATAGGATCCTGGTGTTGCAAATAAAATCCATGTGACAATATTCCGAATCATTTCTGGCGTTTTGATAATTTTATTATTTCCATACTCATCGACGGTCAATGAGCCATCATATCCAAGTCGATTTGTTTCGATTGCCATAAATCAATCACCTCTTTCGAGCATATTATAACTAAGGGTTCAATTTCAAATAAAAAAGGAAGGAGGGACAATCCCTCCTTCTCAATTTACTGCCCAAATTTAATCATTGATTTGATATGTCGTTTCAATTCCACCAGTACTTTACCAGTAGCCAATAGGAATTCGCTCGACTTGGTCATGCGTCGAGAAATGGTAACTGGACTACAAAAAACATCAACATTTTCATCTGGACGGAATTCAGAATATGGTTCATATCCTTCTGGACATACTTCCGAGATGACCTGTTTATTTGCGGAGTAGAGTGCAATCTTATCTCCGACACCACAGGTATCTCCATGCTCGATATAGAATTCAATTAGAACATCAATGCCTTTGTGCTTCTTCACCATGTTGTATCGATTTACCAATGGAGCAGTATTATCGGTAACAAGGTATCCTGCATGAATCGCTCCTTCAGAAGGATCGAATGATTTGAGATATTCTTTCTTCTTATTTCCTTTATCGAAATACTTCTGAACAATATCCCCGAGCGAATCAGAAAGATTCGATGGATCCAATCGTGTGTATACTTTGATATCGATAATCTTACCAGCATGGCGCGCTTTGACTTCGTTGTTGATTTCTTCTTCCAACATGGTACGATCACTTTCATCACTCAACTTTGTTAAGTACTTCATGATCTCTTTGTCATCAAAAGAATTCGTGAACTTCATCAATGCATCGCCAATGACAACATGGTCTCCGATTTGTTTCATTTCCAGAATATTAGATCCTGCTTTAAACGTAGCTTCTTGTTTGTAAACAATTGCTGTTTCTAACTTTCGTCCAAATTCTTCTGTAATGAATCCAGCATCTTCATATGTATTATATGTATTCAGGAACGCGACCTTTGCCAATGGACCCATAGAATATCGAAGACCAGTGAGTGGGGAATAGTTGAAATATTTTGGATGATATGCAAGAATTGCATTTGCTTTGAATTTTGCTCCAACCTTTGTTAGTGTTGGTTTCAATGTATTGGACATGTAAAATCCGCCACCGGAATTCTTGACAATATCATGGTTCAGATTAATGGCCTGATGTTTTCCAGATTTGTATTTGACCATGATAAATCCAGTTTCTTCATTTACATCGACAACTTCTCCATCTTCTTCTGCATTAATAACGAAATCATTGGAAAGATGGTATTGAACGGCTTCATCAAATCCATTCGAAATTAGTGACGCTTGTGATCCAACGGTTGGAACAACGTGACCCGATTGTTTTCCAGCAATTGCAGTACGCACTGGGTCATCTTGTCGTACTGCACCAGGAGTAAGAAGTTCAATTGGGTCAAATACGTTAACATCTTTGAATGTATCAACATCATCCACAGGATCACGATATCCGCGAGCATTTCGAATGTTTGGTTCTGCGGTCAAATATCGGTTGATACCAACGTTTCCATCCGGAGATGTCGACATCGATAGTTTACCGATCGCTGTTGGATCATATGCTCTCTTCTGTTTGTCATATGCATATTCCGAGTTTGATCCGCGATACCCCTTCATTGAAATTACATGAGTCTTTGTCATTTCTGAGGATGGGTTCAATGTCGAATATTCATCCACCGTCTTTTCCTGAATGAGTCTCGAAATCAATGCTTCCCGCTTTAATGTCATTGGGAGTCGCCCACCAGATTTCACATGTGCTTTGTATTGTGCAGCAATCAGTGAATATAACATTGCAGGAATGATTTCAATGGATCGTGTGCGGAACGAATAATCGTACACCTTTGATACTTTCTTGTTGTCCGAAAGCAGTTTCGTCGCATGGATGCAAAGATCAATAATATTTGTTGGAAGAAGAAGATCTTTACAGATATCAACCGTAATTGGATCCATCATAAACTCATAGAAATTATACAGCTCATTCATTCCGTTATATGTACCAAAGAGCGTCTTGATATAATCTGCAACACCTTCACGATCATTCAGGGAATTAAACTCAATCTGATCCAGATTCAATTTATTCAACCCATTGAGGAGAAGCTCGGCGAACAGCTTTTTCTCATAGGCAAAGATACCATTTTTGAATCGAAGATAGTAACGA